CGAATCTTCCTAATACTCTCTCGATTTTATATCCGGCAAGTCCAAAAGCTTGCCTGACGACATCGCTTGCCTTTTCAGGGGCGACGAGAAAGTTACGGATTCTCCGATTGGTGGAACGACAGGCTTCTTCGGCTTCAAAGAATTTCTCCTTTGCAGCTTCCAACGGATTTACACCAGCCGCGGATAGCGGTGCTTTCTTTAAGAACGAGACGGCCAAATAGTCGTCACGAAACTTCGAAGAATGGTTATAGTCCAAAGGATTAACGGTTTTCCGGAACAGCTGTCCCAGATCGCCGTAACGAAGAAGTATCTCGCAGGATAGCGAGACTGCCGTATCAAGCGACTCAAAAAGCTCAGTTGCAACCTCCGTCAGGACGACATTACCGTCCGTCCTGAAGCTCTCGACAACAGTACGAAGAGAACCGAAGAGGGCTTTGCGCCCCCCTCGGTCTTGAGACCTGCTCATGGAATGATCTCCCCTGCCCGTTAAAACGGAAACAGGGGGTTCACTCTCGTTCCTCCTGGGGTACTCACCGCGAAAAAGGAACCGCGTCCGTCATCTTCGACGAACACGAAACCCTTCAAGCGATTGTCAGCCGTGAAGACTGACATGACGCTACAGTCCGACTTTGTTCGACGCGGGTTGTAAGTAACAACCAACGTCTGCATTGCCGGAACTACGACGTCAAGGTCCCCAAAGCTCGAATTTTCATGACCGAATGTCTTCGACACTCGATCAAACTCCTCGAGCCATATATCGGCCTCGGCCGCGATGAAGAACGCCTGATGGCGCTCCTCCATCCCGATGAAGTCGAAATGGTACTCGAGAGGACTGAAACGTTCGAGCAGAGCACGGATGGCCTGTGCGCGAACTGAGAAGTTACGTGACTTAGCCATAATGGCTCCTTGGTTAGGTAGGAATAGCGCCAGTTTCTGCAGCAGCCTTCACAATGGCTTGGCCAACCAGCTCTTTAAAGCGGGCATAGGCTTCGTCCACGTTAGTGTTGCTGAGATTGGCGGGACGCAGAATCTCAAAGTTCATCGTAACCGTGCCGTCGAGCGCACCGGTGGTACCGTTGACCACA